AAACAAATAATTATATTTACACATTATATCTGTATTTGTCTGTAATAATCTAATTTAACCCTTTATTTTCAACTATTTAACCCTTTTTTTCAACCTAACCTATATTATTACTGGTATAATTTATAAATTATTGATTGTTTATATAGAAATAATCCAACTATATACGAAATAATCCACTTTTTAGTGCCTTTTTTCAACATTATATAATATTTTCAATAATATATAATGTCCGAACCCCTTTTAACCCCCAACGAAGAACGTTTAGTAATATTGCCCGTAGTCCACCAAGATATATGGGAGATGTATAAGAAAGCAGTGGCATCCTTCTGGATTGCTGAGGAGATTGACTTATCCAAGGACTTAACCGACTGGGGTAAGTTGGACGACAACGAGAGGTATTTTATCAGTATGATTTTAGCATTCTTTGCGGGAGCAGATGGACTCGTAAATGAGAACCTGACCTTCCGCTTCTATAATGAAGTGCAGAACTCGGAGGCACGACTATTTTACGGGTTTCAAGTTGCAATGGAGGGCATCCATCAAGAAGTCTACGCCACCTTAATAGACACTTATATATCAGACCATCGGGAGAAGACCCGATTATTTAACGCCATTCAGGAGTTCCCATTCATACGCAGTAAGGCGGACTTTTGTTTGAAATATATGAAGTCAGCAGACGACTTCGCAACCCGTTTAGTTGCATTCGCATGCGTGGAGGGTATAATGTTCTCGGGGGCATTCTGTAGTATATTCTGGTTTAGGAAACGGGGTCTATTAAACGGTCTTACATTCTCTAACGAATTAATCAGTCGGGACGAAGCATTGCATGCCGAGTTCGCCGTCCTATTATACAGCAAACTTAAATATAAATTATCGCCTGATGCCTTCTACACTGTGGTACGGGAGGCGGTAGATATAGAGATACAATTTATATGCGGGGCATTGCCGTGCCGTCTTATCGGTATGAATAGCGACCTAATGTCCCAATATATCAAGTTCGTCGCAGACCGACTTTGTCTGCAGATGGGGTATTCCAAGATGTATGATGTAGTCAACCCGTTTAGTTATATGGAACTCATCTCGCTCGAGCAGAAGTCCAACTTCTTTGAGGCAAAGGTGTCGTCGTATGCTCTTGCGAACAGAGAACAGGTCGGCGATGTATTTGAGTTCTCGGCAGACTTTTAAGATAGATTTAGAGAGAACGGGGCGTTTTTATTTTAGCAGTCTATTATATAACATGTCTGCCCTTTCTTTGATTAGTCAGTTTCAAGTTCTTCCATTCACCGTTCCCGCTGGTGCTGGTGCTACTGGAGTACAAGATGTCGTATTAACGCAAGTAATCCCCGCTGGATTTTATATAGGTATGGTCACGATGACCCTTGCTGGTGTTGGTGTCACCAGTGGCGATTTTACAGTGGCGTATAATGCGTTGCCAATATCCACTACTATCCTCGGTGCTGTTGGTACTAGTGATATAGCAACAAATACATTCTACGTTGTGTCCAACGGAGCGGACGATTTAACCATCTCTATTGTCGGGACGGGTGCTGGATGGACTTCCCCTCCATCTACTTTATTCCTCCGTCAAATCGCTTAATTTAGGAGGTTTGTTAGTTTTGTGGTTTTGTAGTTTTGTGGACTTCCAAATACATCAGTCCAACAATATTTTTAGAAAAAATCAACTGTTCCTTTTTTTGTTTCCCTAGGAGATAATTATTCCCGAAGTCCACAAAACCACAAAACCACAAAACTATAATCCGTTCATTATAATGTAAATAAATAATCTACATTATATATAGATGTCGCAACTAAATCAAGTTAAGAGGGATAATTCACCCGACCAGGTATATTACGATGTGACGATTACAAACTTCCAGTCGCAAACCACTCAACCGCCAGTGTTCTATTATAACGAGGCGAGAACCATTCCGTTTATTAATTGTCCCGAAGACTACTATTTAAGCATTATTCGGTTCACTGTAGATACAGGAACTCTTCCCGTCTGGATACCATCCATCGTTCCCTTCTCTGCGAACCCGAATACTACCATCTATAATATTACGCTTACTTGGGACGACGGGGTGAACCCCGAATACACGAGCGGTGCAATCCCGTTGACCTTTATTCCACAAGACCGCACTACAGGTAATACACCAGCACCTCCCAGCACGACTTCAAATGGACTGCAGATAAACGACACGGGTTATTACAACGTCTATTCATATCAGTATATAGCGTATTTAATAACAGAAACATTCAAGACCGCTTTAGCATCTCTCGTGGCACAAGTAGGTGCTGTTAATATGCCTACTTACCCTATTTACACAGTCAACCAAACACCGACAACCACCACTCTGCAGTCAGACGATTTACCGCCATTATTCCAATGGGACACATCTAGCGATACTGCATCTATTTTCACCATTCCACAATACGATTTAAACCCTGCAGTCAATCCAGGGTTAAGCGGTAATAACCCCATCAAAATATATTTTAATGCCCCGATGTTTTATTTGTTCCAGTCCTTCCCCGCTACTATTTTCGGATATAGTAATGTAGGCGGTAATGAGAACTTCCAAATAGATGTGATTAATCAAGGAGGATTAAATACCCAACTCATCACTCCGCCCGAATATGATTTAGTAGGGGGAGTATATGACCCACCAATATCCATCCCGTATATTTCTACTTATCAAGAAACAAGTACCATCGGTGCTTTATCCCCCGTCACTGCAATTGTATTTACGAGTAATACGATGCCTATTACTCCCAATCAAGTCAGCACTCCTCTCGTATTATTTAATAATCAACAGATAGGATTTCAAGGCAACAATGCAGACATCGCCAATATTATAACTGATTTAGTAAGTAGTACTGGAGCATATCGACCGTCGCTAGTATATGAACCACAGGCACAATATAGACTGGTGACTTTGAACGGCAACCGTCCTCTCTTCAATTTAGACCTGCAAATATTCTACCGATTAAGAAACGGAAGTCTTGTGCCGTTCCGTTTAGCAAGTGGCGGGTCGGTCACTATTAAAATCGCATTCTTAAAAAAAGATAGTGTCGGGGCATCTACCGCAAAAGACCCGTTGGCACATTCCTCCCCCGCATTTAGTGGAAACGGGGCAACAAAAGGGGGTAGACGCATGTGTTAATTATTTAGCGGAGTATCTGCCGATATTTTATAGTTGTATAGTATATAATGTCGGACTTTAAAACAATCCTCGTCAAAGACTCTGTTATAGGTGATATTACTGCAGATTTAGACTTTGCCGTCAAATCGGGAGCATCCCAGACAACATTTCAACCCTTCCCATCTACGAGTGCTTCTAACAGTGCTCTTATCTGGAACGTCCAAGTCCCATCCGAAAATGTAGTGATTGGTCGTGATGTTTTACTCAATACTGCCCTTGTGGTAGAATTGTCGTATGGTGGAGGAGTTCTAGCAGGCGACTCGGTGTGGTCTTACGGGAACACCGACGCATTCCAAGCATTCCCTTTGAATAGTTTATTTACAACTGCCACCGCTCAAATCAACAACACTACAGTTTCAATCAACACCAAGGATGTCCTCCCCTCTTTGTTAAGAATGAATAACAGTAGAGAACTTTACCGTTATAACTCGATGACCCCTGCTCTTCCCGACCAAGCATACGGATACTACGGCAACGGGGTGAATGCTACCAACAATCCTTTAGCATCATACAACACTGCCTCATATGATTTAGACCAAGTCCCTCGTGGAGCATTCCCTATTATTTACCAGATTGCCCATTTTGATACTGCTACTGGATTTATAGACGATAGTCCAATCGCTCTTGGCACACCAGGTGAAACCTGGAAGATTGGTGTAGCGACAATTGTGACTGAACCTATCTTTTTGTCCCCATTTATCTGGGCGAACCCCGAATACAACTGCCAAGGTCTTCTCGGCATCAACAATATGGCATTCACGATGAATATTGATGCCACCGCATCTCGTGTATGGTCGACCGCCTCCCCATTCTTCACTGGTATTGTTTTAGGCAGTCCTACCCAACAATGCTTTAACCAGAGTGGAGCATTCTCTCTTCCCGCCACCCCTGGAGGTCAGACATCTCTTATCAGCAACACCCTCGGTGTCCCATCTCTTCTTTTCAAGTTCCTTTCTACGCAACCATCTGATTTAATCCAAACCAAGAATGTTGTGCCATATATGGACTTCCCCCGTTATTTGACTTCATCTGCTAATAACCCCACATTCACCACACTAGGACAATCAGGTGTTAGAGTAAATAGTTCCAATCTTCAAATCAATCAAATCCCAGATTATTTCATCATTACTGCTCGTATCCCAATGTCGCAACAGACTCCACAACTCTCGATGTCCCAG